AACCACTCTCCTGGGCTGACACTGTAGAACCAAACGAGCCTTGGGAGGACTTTTTCAAGTTCGCCGTACTCTCCTCGACCTTTTGAGGTACGGTTGTCATAAAAGTTTCTATTATTTGAATCTTAGCCATATAATTTACGGCGTTCATAATATTCTTAGGCACTCCTGGCAATATCTTTTCGCAGAATACGTCGAGGCTTTCCTCCATGGACGTTATCTGATCTTTTGATAATTTTGCCGTGCTTAGATCTTTGAATTTATCAAAGGTGTTTGCGAATTTCTGCAATTCAAAGAAATCTTGAAACTTTAAACTGTCGTAAGATTTCATTTCATATCTTTCGCCGTCAATGTCTATAGGTATTCCTTCAGATGTTTTTGTGCTTATTTTTAACATGGCTATAACTCCTTTTCGTTTTTGCCTACTATATTTAATTTGATTCCGAACCCTGACAAGTCGTGGCGTAAAGTTTCTAAATCTTGCATTAGATTTTTTGCTTTACGCCTGTGGTAACGCTCCTGTTTTTTATGATCACGAGCTTCATTATAAAGGCTTTCTACAACCTTGATAATATGTACCGAGCTTTCCGACTTGTTAATCATTATCCAGTTGGTTCTGCCGACTGCATAGCCCAAAGACCATACTGCTGATCTGCGCTTGCGCTTGTGTCCTGTAACGCCCTTAATGTGAACGATACCCCAGCTACGTCGCCTCTTTGGAAAACAACTTCTGGGTCACTACTCATATATACCTTTCTTAGGAATAGATGAGAATTACCTGCCGCAAGTTCGGCTGAACTTGGTATAGCCACTAAAATTGACCATAACTTTGCTTCGCCTTTTTCGTCGCCAAGCCAAACTCTTTTGTAACCACCACTAGACGAACCTGCCGCCGTGGTAGTTGTAGTCCCGTATTTATTTGCGCCCGCCATAAATTCATTTACTTTTCCAGAGCTTCCCATATCGTGTATGGTAAATTCTACTTCGAAAGTTTCTTGATCTATAAGCGCTTTTACTGGACCTGTTGTACCGTCTGTCCTTATTTCATTGAATGTAGTTAATTTTCTCAAAGTAACTCCACCAGTTCCAATGTCCTCTTTACCAGCACTTCCTAATTTGAAGCCACCCGTCCATGACAATCCATCTGGATCGCCATCAATGTCTGGTAGTTCGCCACCACTACCATAAGGTGCGAGGTAAACAGTACAAGGACCTGTCATAAAGGTTATAGGTGCATTTGCCATAATTTTCTCCTTATGTACTCATGTTTACTAAGTTATAACGAATAACATACGATGCCTGAACAAAGGGGAAGGTCGTGTCTGGTTCTCTTAAACCAAGCGGCCCACCTTCTAGTTCTGCATTATACAAGCGTGTGTCGTTCGCATCTTTGTTTACCATTGAACTTGTGAGGGCATCGTCTATTACAATGTGAACGTCCATTGCTTGTTTCGGCGTTTCGCCATAAGCTCTAACGTCTAAACGAACTCCCCTATAGTTGGTAAAACCTACTGTGCCAAGTCCTCCAGTTGTAGCCAAAACTGCCGCCTTTTGTGGCATGGCAGATACTTGGCTTCCCGGAATCTCTTGACCAAATATTCTTGTTGATGTGTGATCGGTAACTGCCGTAACAGTTTTTAAATATGTAATTACTGCACTTAATGGGTCTTGGCTCATCTGTTACCCCCTCGTGCGAAGGCTTTTATATGATCGTCTAACTTTGGATATTCTTTATCGGCACTTGGTCTTAGGTATGGTTGTGCGTCCATATTAGATGTCCCTATTTCGACCCACAATGCATAATTAACATCTGCTGACCCCCACGTACCACTTACTGTTCCCTGTGCGTCTGTGGACGGAAATTTAATGATTTTAATGCTATTCCTAAGTGTCCCGGTATCAACAGGCACTACCCTCTTTGCTTGGACTACGCAATCTGCCATTGTTTTAGTCATCCCTTTTATTATGGAAGAGTTATATTGGTCAATGACTTGGTCGCCATTCCAATTAACTTCAAAGCTCCCCATTGCGTCAGGCATTATGTTTCACTCAACTTTCTGATTGTTAATAATTTGTGTGTTGGTCGTGTAACCATTCCCAGTATTTCAAAAGTACCAGAAACAACTGACGTGCCTTGACCTTTGCCCACGATACTGTCGATACGGTCACTCGTAAGAATGTTTTGCGTGAATGGAATAATAAGTTTAGCAATTGTGCCACGATAATTTATTTCTCCAGTTACTTCTGCGCCAGCGTCCTCATAATAACGACAAGCGACTCCACTTGATCTAACTGCCCCACTGAAGGAAGCATTATGTCCATAGGTATCTGCCGTGCTGGTATCATCTTCAATTATTCTACATTCGTGAATAAGTCTTTGGGTTGCTATCTGTCTTACTGCCATAATTCTTTAGCCCTCATGCGAACACAAAGCCTGTGTTATCAAGTGTTCCTAATATCCTTCGCCTTTCTTTTTCATAGTCAGGATAACTGGCACTAATTTCGCCGATTGTTTCTGATGTTACTGCGTTATAACTTAAAGCTAATTTCACTAGGTCAATCAGAACTCGGCGGCGACTCGCTCTATCGTCATAAGGTGCATAAGTAACCGTGACTATATCTTTCCAGTGAGTTCTTGCGTTATCCCCAGTCGCTAATCTTCTAAGTTGTTTACCGTTCCAAAGTTCGTAATCATTTGCACTAAGGGTGGTATCGGTAGTTCCATATCTCGTTGAAACGGTTTCCACTACTGAAGTTACGCTTGCCACTTCCCTTGCTAAATTTATAAAACTTGCCCCTAGTGGTGTAAATTTTTCACTGACACTGGCGGCCGAACTATCGGAACTTGCGTGCGCACCATGTATTTTTACCATGGACTCCTCTTCGGCATCCATGATTCTTTGAAGGCTTGCAGTTGCCAAGTCTGTTTCGACGTGCGTAAGCATTTCAGTTGTCGTCATAAGATTTGCTGAATATTCAGTTGGCACTTACTTTCTCCTATCCGATTGTTTCAATATCATTCATGTCGTCGAAGTAGTGAATATTTACAACTCCACTTGTGCTGGTGTCCCTAATAAAACTCGCATTAGAAATACTTTCTCTACCTGTAACTCTATGAACTTTATCTTTCTTTAATAAAATTCCGTTGGTTGCAGTAGCAGTTGTGCCATCAGTAGTTATTCTAATGTCTGCCGTTTCTAAACTAAATACTGCTTTAGTGGCTTCAATTCCTGACGGTACGGTAAACCCTAGGGCCGTATCTGCGACGGTTAGGTTTAGTTGTTTTTTAATTGCCATGAGATTCTCCTATAAGTTTCTATCTAATTGTTTTCGTAATTGATTAATGGGTTTCCATTTTGTGGACTTTTAGGTGGTCTGCCACGTTTCTTTTTAGAGCCAGGAGAAGGAATTGCCTTGTCCTCCACTATTTTTTCCTCCGTTATGGTAAGCCCGGATTGGTCGTCAGATTCTTTTTCTTTCGATTGAGATTCTTTTTCGTCGTCATTTATTGTGTCATCTCTGCTTGCAGAGCTAGAATCCCCAGATGAATCCAAACCATATTTTTTAGCTTCAGGTTCATCTAAAGTTCCACCCTCGCCAACAAGCAACGAAACGCCTTTTAGTTCGTCGTCAGTAACTTTGCCGTCGGCGTCTAAATATAAGCGCTTTTTACTTATGTACTCCATATGTAATGTGTCCTCCTGTCATAGGCGAGGTGCAAGCGTCCCTTCAAACACCTCGCCATAGACTATTCAATTGTTTTCTTAATCAATACTTAAATCGATTAACTGGTAGTCGGTTGCCACGGCGGCAATTCCAATTGCAGTTCCTATCGGTTCTGTGTCTTGGTTTGCTGATGTGTCGAATAAGTCTGCTCCACCGCTTTCGCCTGAAGCTTGGCTTACTTTCATACCGTCGCCAACTACTCCTACTGCCGCCCCAGCCAAAACTGCCGCATACCCACTGGTTTGTAACCAGAAATAGTAATTCGCAGTAATCGGCATTGTGCTTACGCCTAGAGGTCTGCCCAGTCTAGTTCCGTCGCCATCAATGATTGCGACATTATAGTACGGGTTATAAACAAGACCCACTAAGCTACCAGTAGTTGTAGCAGTTGCAGTTCCTTGTGATTCATCTAATGTGAATACACAGGTTGCGTCGTCCGAAGCGTCATGGGCTGGGTGGGATTTTATTCTATACATCTCACCTTGCCCTCCTCCGTCATTTATGTAGATGTAGCCATCTGCATATTGGTTTTCAGTTAAGTCGGTTGTTGGTACTTCTAAACTTAAGGTGGTGCTACCAGCAGAAGTTGAGCCCGTGCATGGAACGTCCATATCGTGCGCTCCCACCATTGCTTCCCCTTCTACTATCTGCCCACCTGTAGTTATTGCCGCCGAAGAGTTCTTAGCGTACCTGAATTTTCTACCATCTGGTGTCATTCCAATAGTACCTAATGCAAACTCCTGGGCCGCTGTTTCTACTTTTTCATCCCCGAAATTCAGGTTCTGAATAAAACCAGCACCAGCACCTCGGATTGAATTAATTTCGGTAGTTTTAATTACTGCCATTTAATTTATCCTCCTTCTTATATACCAGTTACGGTACAGAATGCTGTTGCCCTGTAAACTGCTAAGGCGGCTCTCATGTCTGCCCTAACTGCTTGCTTGCCTTTTATAAAGTAGTCACTGTGACTGTTTGAAACTTGAATCTCCACGCCTCTTCTTAACCAAAGTTGCGAGTACCCTCTAAACGCTCCAACCAATCCTGTGTTTTCGGTTTCACTTGTAGTTTGAACTACTGGAAGTCCCCAAATTCTTTCAGGACCTGCGTCAGCCGGGTTACCCCAGATGTATAGTCCGTCAGATGTTTGAAGCAATCTTATAGACTGCCAATCGTTAGGGTGCAAAATCACAGTGTCTGGTTCTGCCGCCCCTGTAGTTCTTACGGTAGTAATTGCTTTGTGTATAGCGTCAGGCGTTGAATCCGAACCTTTGGCTTGTGTAGAAATACCAGAAGTATTTAGTACACCTCTAAGGTTTGGAGCTGATCCGTTCCCAGCTAATAATTGCTGGTCTAATCTTTGCTGAAGCATGAATCCAAGTCTGTTATCAATGTAACTAGATACTTGGGCTACGTCCTCAAGTTGTTCGTCAGTCACTGGCAAGAATACTGCCACCTTTCTAACTGTGCTTGAAGTTTCGGTTAACGCTAAAGCGGCCTCACCGTACTGCGCCGCCTCTGCGGCTTCTGCCGCATTGTTTGTTAGTGTGCTTTCTAGCATCCATGTTACTGCAGAATTTGTAGTAGTCCCTGAAGGTATTACATCTGCAACTCTTAATGGAAACTGTGCCGAATCAATTGTCAGACCAGTTCTCACTGTAGGTGGAGCCCACCCAGCAGATGTTGTAAAGTCTGTTTTGATTAGAACGTTCGGGTCGAGGTCTAATGTAGTGGCTTCGCCCACACCTCCACTTATTGAGGAGTATGCTTTTGAATCTACGAACATTTGACCAACCGATTTATGACCAACTGGCTCAACATCTGGTTGAACCATTTTGATTTCTGGTTGTGCCTTTTCAGCTTCGTAGTTTCTTATTTTTTCGTCAATTTTATTGACATCTTTTAGTTCTTCTATTTGTTTAACAACGTCATCGAGTTCTTTAGATTGTTTCTGTACAAACTCAACTTTTGTAGCATTGTCGCCTTCGACGTGCTTAACTTTAGAAAAGTCTCTTTCAGTTCCAGCTTCATCTAAAACGATTTTAATTTCGTCCCTTAGATAATCAGCTCTCCCTGTAAGCTTTTTCAACTTTGCATTAGTTGTATCGCTCATGAATCCCTCCTTTTTAGGTCATTCATTTTTAGGTTGTTTTTTATTAAGTCATGTTGTAGTTGATCCACAACATTTCCGTAGTCGTCCGACTTGCCCTCTAGTAGCTGGTCAAATTTAGATTTGAGTTTTGCCACCCTATCTGCTATTTGAGCTATGCTTTCCAAAGATTGCTCGCCGATTTGTCTACCTTCTTTTGCTCTTAGGTCTGCAAGAGATCTAGAACGTTCAACCAAAGCGTCGACGGTATCAAGAACCTCGGTGCAATGATCAGCAAAAGTTTTATTGTTTGCGTGTTTGATTGCTACTGTTTCAGTTAATGGATTCGCACCTCGTAGCACAGGCGAAACCTCGAATATATCTACTTTAGTTATTTCTCTGGTTTTTCTGCCGTTATATAGTTCTGGGTCGGCATCATTCATTTCTTGCGCAATAAAACCCCATGACCATTCTTGATCTTGCCCCATATTTCTTACGGTTTTATATGCTTCGTTGCCAGCTTGGGTGTCCATAAAGAATTTACCCTTTAGTGTGGCTTTATTAGAATCGACAAAGACTTGACCTTTGCCTACAGTCTTGCTCCAGTCGTGTCCCCACGCAATTGCCACCTTTGATTCGTTTGCGATTGCGTTAGGCATGATAACGTCGCCGTCATGATCCCGAACACCAAAGACAGAAAATACTGCTTCTATCTCACCTGTAGGTTGCCCGTCTGTGCCGTCTTTAAATATTATTTCTGGTTTTTGTAATGACTTGCTCTCAAGATTGCCGTCCATTTAAAACTCCTATGTTTATTAATGGGTACACAAAGCAAGGTACACGATATGCTTTTTATAATAACACGTTTTTATTCGGCTTGCTTTACGACAATTTGCTTGCACCTTTGACACTTTAATGACCAAGGACGAGTAACCTCATATGCCAACATTTTATTACAATATGGACAACGTGGCTCTTTGTCGGTCATTTTGCTTCCCTTTTCGGCCGCAAACCAGGCTCTTTATCTGACGACGAAGGGGCTTCTGGTAGTTCTTTTTTGGTAGCTTCATTTGACGACGAAGAGCTAACTTCCCCCGGTTTTAGGTTTGGCGGCAGGTTCCTCCTAGGAGATTCCCAGTCGTCAGGGTCAGCGGGTAATTCTCCTGGTAGATAATTCAGGGGATCAATCGACCTCCATGATTCGCACCAGTAATTTATCGCTACAAATTCAAGCCATTTGTGACAATATCCTCCGTCCATAAAATAACAATTTCCACACCTCTGCCCTCCTGGCACTGAAACGCCTAAATCGTTTGGTGCAGTTGCTGGCACATAACTATTTGGCAAATTGCCATATCTATAAAAGGAAGGTTGCGTCATCTTATTGCTGAATCTAATGCATCTAATGTCTTTTCTATATAATTCAACTTAGTGGATGTTACGTCTAGTAATCCTCTTAATTCAATAATCCCTGTTACACCTGAGTTTTGCTTAACTTCTTTCACTTCGGCTTGGAGGATTTCAATATCCTGTTGCATTGTGGCTATGTTGGTTTGCAAAGTAACATAAGTACCTATGATTGCTACTAATGTGGTCAATACGAATAATACTGAGCCGAATGTGATATTGTATTTAGTTTTTCCTATTTGTACGTCCATAATTTCTCCTACGTAATGTTTAATGGTAACCCGGGTTCATCAGGCGTCTGCACAATTGGCTCCCAGTCTAATGTCCCGTTAGGGTGTTCCAATGATGTTTCACTCATTGAATCCTCTAGTGTGAATATCTTGCCGTCCCTATCTAAGCAAATGTCATCTGTGTCGCCGCCGACCCCGTCAATCGCCCTAACTAATTCAACAAGTCCAGACGCACGGTAACCTTCAATAGTAGAAGTTCTTTGTGCGTGGTGTGTTTCAGTTTTGGCAATCATCAATGATCGATAAGCTTTTGCCCTATCTATTCCTTCATTTTCTGCCAGTCGTGTAAACCTTCCTACTGGAACTGTGCTTCTAATCTTTCTAGCGATTTCTTTAGGGTTTGCACCTTCCTCACGTCCCTGTCTAATTGCTTCTCTTGTAGCTCTTTTTGCCTGTGCATTAAAATCTACTAACCCAGCCCTTCTGCCGCCACTAGATAATACGGCTTGCCCTATTGCGTCCTCCTCATTGAATACAACACCAACACCAACACGATCACTTACTGCCCCGAATGTCCTTCTGGCTATATTGCCATAAGCCTTTTGGTATATTAGTTCGATTCTTTGTTTGCTTGGTGCGTTAAGTTCTGGAGTCGCTAGCAATGTAGTAACCAAGACATCTAGATTTTCCTCCCCTATATCCCCTATTATTTCTACAGGGTCATCTTTTACTTCTACTGTTATCTCGTCGTCATAATGCTTCGCAAATCTTTCGACATGGGCCAAATATGCTTTAGCAATGTCCCGACCTTGCCTTTCAAATTCTTTTAGTAATTCCTTGGCAAATGTAGATTCAACTTCTAATAAGTCATCTTGAAGCTTTTCCTGGAATTGGCTTCTAGTAAGTTCTGATTCTTTTTTCATCAGATATTTATAGTTCTTTTTTAGTTGATCGCTAGGAATAACGCTACCGAATCTCAATCCTTGGTGGAGCTTAGATTGTCCTACATCTGACGACAACGCCATTAACCCTGACGATTGGCCGCCTGAACCACCTACCTGTGGCGCACGTTCAAACCTTCCAACTTCATTTGCGTTCGTAGGTGCTAAGAATATTTCATCTGTTTCCTCGTAGCTCAAACCGCTTTGTTGTCTGGCTTCAGCACGTGTTATAATTCCTGACTTATACAAATTGGTTATTCTATTGGCGTTCGATACTTGGTCATCTTGTAAGACTCTAATCATTCTATTATCAAAAGCGAACTGTCCCATTTCTTGAAATTCATTTAAGAATTGTGTAGTTAGGTCGGTTGCAATTAATCTTTGCAAAGGTATAACCCCAGACTCATAAGCCATTTCACGTGCTTCGGACATATTAGAAAATGTAGCCCTATCAAGCCCTGCACCAAGCCCAGCAACAATTGCTGGAATACCTAACACAGAAGCGACTCGCTCCTCTGGTATTCGTCTAACGTCACGTAGGTTCATTTCGGAAGGACTAAATGATAACTTCATAATATCAAGTGGCATATTAGATACGAAAGGTTCGCCCCTTCTATCGCCTGTGAATCTTTCTTTAAATTTTCGTTTCATGGTTTCGGCCGCCTCACGACTTAAACCACTTAGCGATTCACGTGGGGTCATGAATAGTCCAGCAACTCCCATATTCTTTAGTAGACTCGCTGAATAATTCGCCGCCTCGTCGTCAGTAAATATTTCACGAAGTACTGAACCCAAAGGGGATAAACCTTTTCTCACATTCTCTGGGTCTATTCCATATCTAAAATGTATGACGTCATCAACTTCTAATCTTATCGATTGACCGAAAGGTTTATATTCATAGTAAGTTACATATTCTGTTGTTGTATCTTTAGGAGCTCTGGGTTGTATTAATTTTGATGGTGTATACCAAAGCTCAATGGTCTGACCACTAGCATTTTTAATTTTCGTGATGTAGGCATTGCCTGTTGTTAAGTAGTCGGTTATGACTCCCATTAGCAAGATCGAACCAGAATAAAACTGGTTAGGGTTTTTCAATAGATTGACTGCTTTATTGTCGTAGTCATATTGAGTATTGCCATTTTCATCTACTGTTTCTACGAACAATGGAGCTTCTGGAAAAACACGCATAAACCAATGCACACACGCCGCCACGGCAGAATTTAACATTGGCGCAACTTGATTACCATAATCAAATTGACTATTAGGCATGAGGAGTCTGTCGACTCCAGAATATGATTCTCTTGCCCATTGCATAGCACCTAACTCTTTTACATCTACAAAGTCATCTGCTTCTGCAGTTCTTATTCCCTTTATTGCGTTTTGGATTCTATCTAAAAAACTCATTACCATACCTCCAGTATCTTTTCTACGACCGAATATGTCATCGCTAATGCGTCTGCTTCGTCAGGACTTCGCTTGCCCTTTTTACGTAGAATATCTTTGCTTTCTAATTTGATTCGGCGATCTCCCTCAATTGTATATTGTCTGCTTGCAAGTTGAGCTACCAAACGCTCCAGCGTGTCGTCATTTACAGAACCACACCCAGTAGCAGTTTGTTTACATTTACAATTCGGAAACTGTGGACAGGAAAGTCCTATGTCAAGGTCGTCGTCTAATAACGCTTCTCTAATACTATACCACGCCTCGGCGTTTCTATCTTTGAACCGTTCGGTATCTATTGCCCTACTGCCGCCTTTGAACTCCTGAAGTTCATATGAATATGTGCTAGTCGCTAAAGCGTCATAGACTCCAGCTCCTATTCCTACTGAATCAATAACACAATAGCCTCGCTCCTCTTCAGTTGTCGGATTGTCTAGCATGTAACGTCCTAGGAATCCAGCAATCTGTTGTGTGTCATAGCCCTGAACTGACCAGATAATTCTGGCTTGACCTCCTTGGCGCCTCACGACTACGGTTTTATCACTACCCTCACGGGCTACGTCAACTCCTAGTGTTACGGTTTTGTCTTTGGCTTCTATCTGACGACCAATCGCACTCCTGGCCAAGTTCAATGGAATCAGCGTGTCATCTAGTGATTCAGGGAACTTACCAAGTATTGAACCAATATACATAGGATTGTCCTCGCCTAATTCTAACTTCCTTCTTTCGACCTGTGTGTAAGTAACAAGCCCCGGAACGTCATCGCTTTGGTTTTGGACATTTGGAGTATCAAATGCACTGATCTCAATAGTTTTCCATAGGTCACGTTCGCTATGGTGTGATTCATAGAACTTACCCGAATTGGTAAATGGGTTACCAGTCATTAACACTCGGCTAGGATTCAATCTCATCCCAGCGTCAATATGCGAATCTTCTACTGCGTGCGCTTCTGTAATAACTAACAATAGCTTTGGACTATGATACCCCTGAATATTAAATTCTGAATCCGTTGCGAATCCAACTGCAAAGCGCCTGTCATTGATCTCCCAACGTGGAACTTTAGCCATTGTGCCTCCTAATGGTTTGCCGTTGTTAATGGCGGCAGAGAAGCCAACCCGAACTTCCTTCCATACTACGTCCTGAACTTGTCTATGCGTTGGCGCTAAGACTACGACGATTGCCTCTGGATTAATACAAAGCCACCATAGAATCGCCCTTGCGGCAGTCCAATCCTTCCCCGTACCGTTCGCACCAACTACCGACACGAATGGTTCAGACTTTATACTACGTAATATTTCGCCTTGCTTTCTAAACAAAGGCTCTTGTAGTACGTGTTGCACAAAGTAAACTGGGTCAGCCCACTTTTTAACTGTTTCCGTTGCGTCCGTTCTCGTGACCATTCTTGCTTTTTGAGCTACTGCCCTCTCCTATAAATTTAATCTCTTGTTCCGTTAGGTTTGGAAGTTCCAAGATATTTGTTGATTCTGGTAACTGTTCTCTTGCGTCGTCAATTATCGAACTAACGGTAACCACATTAACCTGTACTTGTTGTGCTTTTTCGAAGTTGTGCCACCCAGGGACATCAGAGGTTTCCCTCATTATTGGCGATCTAGTGGCAAAGAATCTTGGGTCTTGCTCGGCTAGTGTAAGTTCTACTCTTGCACGCATTAAAACCTTCGCACGTGTAATTGCCTCGCAAAACTCGTAAAACAATCCCTTAACCTCTTCCTTCCCTTTGTTAACCCACCTGTAATATGTAGCCGGGTTTATCCCCTCCACTTGGGCCGCAACCTCTGGAGTTACTCCAGTACTTATATGCCCAGCAATATTGTCTATTAAATCTCTACTTATCTTTGACGGTCTTGCCATTATAGTTCTTTATTAGTTTGGGTTCATTTCCAGTTAGGCGTTTATATCTTTCAATTGTTACTTGTGCAAACTTAGGATCTATCTCCATTCCTAAGCATTTTCTATTCTTTTCCTCGCAAGCAATTAAGGTACTTCCAGACCCCATGAAAAGGTCTAGCACTATATCGCCAGCGTCTGTGCTATTGTCCATGAGTTGCTTAAGTAGGTTCACTGGCTTGGCGGCATTATGTTCACGGTCTGACCCTGACGCCCTCAATTCAGTTATGTGGTTAGGTTTGTGTACGGGTTTTTGTCCAGCTTTTCTTTGTCCCATCACTTTTTGGGGAGGCAGTTTACTCGCAAAGTAGACTAATTCATAAGTGTTTGTGTAATTAGCACCGAGACCGCCTCCACCTTTATACCACACAATAAGATTTTTGCTTACTATTTTTACCTGTTTAGACATTTCCCACCAACTTGGATATGACCTCCAATCGCAGAAAATATAGATGTGGCTATACATTGCGCAGACTTGTTCACATACTGATAAGACATCACGGAAGAAAGGTCTAACTATCTTGTCGTCAGTTATATCTGAACTTAATCCAGAGCTTGAACCATAGATTGCATAGGGTGGGTCGGTAAGCACTAAGTCAACTGTTTCCTCGCCAGTTAATATAAGTACGTCGTCAACGTTAGTAGAATCGCCACAGAACAGTTTATGTTCGCCTAACCCCCATAGGTCGCCTTTCTTTACATAAACCTCATCTGGCGTTGTTGGAACATCTGGGATCAGTTCTGTTATACCTTTTTTAAGTATGGCAGTTTTTTCGTCTGCGCCGTATCTGTCTTGGACTTCATCAAGCAGTCCCTTAATTCTGGTATTGTCAAAACTGTTTGCGCTTATTAGCTCTGTAAGCTTTTGTTTGGATATATTGGCGTCACGTGTCCCTTCTGCCCCAGCAAAGGAGCTTAATGGGTCAAGTGTAGCGAGGACAATATCAGCCTCTTCAGGGCTTAAATCCAGGACTCCAACTGGGATGTCCTCTTCGTCGTTAGTTATTGACCAACGAGCTTCGCCGTCAATTAGTATATATTTACCGACTTTTTCTGCGTCTTTTATTACAAGTACTTCGTCTACAAAGCCGACAGTATCAATAACTGCCCTCAGTTGCTTCAGTTGTTTTTTGTTATGATATCGCCAATTCTTACTATTAGGTTGGATATCTTTACGCTTCAACGTCACGTGTTCAGCAATCCGATTTTTCATATTTTAAGTGTAACAAAGTTTTTATATGGGTGTTTTTACTGACGCCAAGGCGGCACCCTGACGGGCTCAAAGCGGGCTCAAAGCGGGCTCAAAGCGGGCTCAAAGCGGGCTTGAAGTCAGGGAAGATCAGGGGAAGATCAGGCGCCCGGGGCTCCCAGCGGCCCCCAGGGATCTTGCCGCAAAGCGCAGTTTTAGGTTCAATACTGGGCATTTTAGGTTTAACCCTTCCACTTTGCGACCTGTTTATTCCTCAATTCTTGCCTGGTTTGCGCCCCTTCGTCGTCAATTTTCTGACGACAACACTGGTCTTTTTGACCACAGGGGACGTTCGCATGCAGAGCTAAAAGAACCTTTTTGAACCTAAAAACAGGCTCAAAGCGGGATAAAGCGGGTGGGAGTCTGTGCTGCCACTGCGCTGGAGTTGCCTGACGAGCTCAGTTTTTGAACCTAAAATATCTTTATTTAGGTTGGAATATGGATTCAAATCCCCAGCGAAATAGTGGGCAATTCGTCATAATATCTGACGACAAAGCGATCTGCTCACCTGGCAAAGCAATTATCCCTGAGTTTGGTTTGGCGGCAGGATTCGGTGGAGGTCGGTTTACTTTGCGTTGCTGTTTCAACCGACCCTTCGAGGTAAGCATGAACCTCTACCGAATGGGGATTAACACCCATGATATAAGCCCCCGGTAGTCCACGAAAAACTGTATTGGTTTCCTTGGAGGCGTCCCACCGAGGGCAATTTAGATAAGCTGGGCAATTCTTCATATCGGGAACTAATGAGAAACCAAAATATGGCGACCTCTTTGAAGGCTAATTAAGACAATTTGTCCTTTTAGAGGATTTAGTCCCCGAACCACCCAGCACTTTTATATTACCTATTTGCGTAATTATTGCAAATGACCTGTTCCTATTTTCACAGGTATGAATTGTGTTACACTCCAATAAGCAAATCTCCTAAACTTTGCTAACATAAGATAATGCCCTTGAACGATTGCTCGAACAAGGGCATTTTAGGTGAAGGGAGTTTTTATATAGGCAAGTCGTTTGGTTTTTGGTTTTTGTTCCTTGCCATTCGAATCGGTCGCAGTGGTTTTACTGGGGTTAACAATCTCTTGGGGTAAATTTCTTTAACCATTCGGATTGCTTCCCGAATATCTTCTCTCTTATGTGTCATTTCGCCTCCTTTGACCTTTTAACATAAAGCTTCTGGGTTTTTGTTACAAGTACCCTTTATCCCGTTTTTCGGGTTCTTTTAGCTCAAAATGCATAATTCTGGGTTCATATAAGCCCCATACACGGGCTTTTTGTGTGTCGAGGGTAGTTTGATACCCTACTTTCTGAACCTAAATACAGAACGCTAATATTCTCAATTCATGCAATTTAAACTGTCCTCCGAATTGTTTGATACATTCTCAAAGTTTTTCCTTAGTGTCCTTCCATTGAAGTATGCTATAAACAGTTAACTTGTCCCAGTTGTCACTCCAGCGTGCGCCTTCCCAAACATGGACGCTGATCCAGTCACTTGTTGAATCCTCGGCGAAACATGGGCCATACCAGCGAATTTGCTTGTCGTCGTCATAAACAAGTCCGTTCATAATATCCTCAACACCCTTGATTAAGTTAGACATATCCCAGTCCATTATGCCTTTTACTTGTCTGCCATCAACTTTGCCCTTCTTTGTGCGCTTGGCGTTTGGCGGCGCCTGACGTTTTGCCCCAAAACCAAATGCTATTCCTAATTGCATATCTTTACCGAACACGGGCAGTTCTTTGTAATGGGCCAGGAGAGCAGATGTTAATATTTCTTTAACTTGTAATGCCCAGTTTCTATATTCACGAACCCTAGGATTAACAAACCTGGTTTTTTGGGTTTCACGAGGCTTTGGTCTAGGACGTATGCGAAAGTTCAAACGCAAATGTTTATTCGGTATGTTTCTTATTACCTGAATTTCATTTGGTTTTAGATTTTCTATGTTTACCATAATGTTTGTTGTGCAGTCTTGCGACCAATTCTTTTTAATGCGTTATCGTAATGCCCTTTGTCGGCTTCAATCCCCAAGTATTCCATTCCTTCCATATTTGCCGCAATGGCACTGCTCCCAGAACCCATGTGGGTATCTATAACTTTTTGACCTTTTTCTGCGTAGGTCAGAAAAATCCATTTGTATAAGGCTATGGGTTTTTGCGTAGGGTGTACCCTATCGCTTTCATCACGCTCCTTTGCCATGAATCCAAACCAGGGGTGTTTATACTTGCGCACGGGTTTCTTAAAGCTTGTCCATGCAAGTTCACAATCTGCATAGTCTGTGTCCCCATTGTCTTTGTCCCACACAATCCAAGAGGAACTATTGATACCTAAATGTGCAAAATTTTCAATGTAATGATTAGCACCAAACAATATTTGGTTTTTGCTGATTCTAAACAATTGGTCAAAATATGATTTCGTTGGTGCTGAACTGTCCCAGTTTTCCTCGCCCCTATATAAAGGTCGGCGTATGGTACGTTTTTCATGTTTACCCAAGGACATTTTGGTAACATCAATACCATAGGGTGGGTCAATTACGGCTAGGTCAAATTCGTCATCTTTATAATTTGGCAAGAACAGGTTGCAATCATCATTTATTAATTCCATTGCTTTCCCTCCAGTTTCTCACGCAACGCCTTAAGCATAAGCTCGGCGATTAGTTCTTTGTGGGTTGGTGTCATGCCTTTTATCCCATATGCAACGTCCGTAGCCACATAGCAAGGATTGTTTATGAACTCCTCGAATGTGGCGGCAGGTACATAAACATTAATCTTTACGTAGTATTCCATTTAAAACCTCTCTAACTCTACGAACATAGGAGCGTCGCCAGTAATTCTTTTCTGTATTATGTCGCAGTATTCTTTGTTTAATTCCATAAGTATTGCGTTCCGACCTAATCGATCAGCAACGAGTCCAGTAGTCCCAGCGCCAGCAAAAGGGTCGAGTACGGTGTCCCCTTCTTTAGTTGACGCCTTAATACATAACTCAGGCAATTCTGGTGGGAAGCTGGCAAAGTGGGCTTCCTTAAATTGCTGGGTGTTTATTGACCATATGGATCTTTTATTGCGTGTTTCCTCATGAGGCAGAATTGCCGCCTCCTGTATAGCCACATTATCAAAATAGTATATTTTGCTTTTGCTTAACAGGAATATGTATTCGTGAGCCTTCGTGCATCTATCTTTGACTGGCTCTGGCATGGCATTAGGTTTTTCCCATATTATGTCCTGTCTTAAGTTCCAACCGTCCTCCTGTAAAGCGAAAGCGACTCGCCACGGTATTCCTATTAAATTTTTAGATCTGAACCCGGGTACTTTGGTATTTATTGGATCGTCCTTCGTGTTTCGGTGCTTAGAAGCCTTCGGGTCACGTTTGTCCCCTTTGCCAGTTCCTACGTATGTATCGCCTAAGTTTAACCAAACCACCCCGTCATCTTTTAAAACACGCCAGATTTCTTTAAAAATTAATCTAATTTTCTCAACGTAATCTCCTGGGATCACTTCCATACCAACCTGTTCGTCGTCATTATAATTCCTAAGACCCCAGTACGGAGGGCTTGTTACAACGCACTGAATACTTTGTTTTTCTAACTTTTTTAATTCGGAAAGGCAGTTTCCATGAATAAGTTTTATCATAGCTCTGCTCGCATATCTTTTCCTCGCATTTCAAAAAAGTTTCCAGTCGTCAGGCGACTCACGGCACGTATACCTATCGCAGTTGCCAAGCTATTCTTTTTGCTTTTATCTAACGACAGATTAGTTACCACAAGCGTTGGCTTTTCTAAACTGTACCTATCGTCTATTACGCCGTGATATATGGACTTTAAATAACCTCGTGGGTCATGTTCAACTCCAACATCATCAAGCACCAAGTAGGGAGTATTGGTTAGCATTTCCCTGTACTTATCGGCGGCGTTGTCCTCAAAGTTTCTAAGTTGCCTATTTAATTCAACGGCTCGACTGTAATAACCACGCTCGCCTTTCTTTACCAATTCGATTAGCGCCGCCTTGGCAAGATGGGTTTTTCCAATACCCGTGTTTCCAGATATGGTCAGAAAGTTATACTTGTTCGCCACCCACCCCTTATATTCTTTGACCATAGCCTTTGCTTGGGCTTGAGCCAAAGAAACACTTTGCTTTGTTGGTTTGTAGTTACTGAACTTAAAGTTCTTTACATCAAGCTGGGTGAGTCCCAAGATGTCAGGGTTGGCAAGCATAATATCCACTTGCCTACTTTTTTGACAAGAGCAAGCAAACCATTTCGATGTCCCGTCATCAAATACTGAATAACCTAACCACCCAGTCCCTTCGCAAATTGCACAATCTGAAGTTGCTATCACTTGTCCTCCTTCAATTGAAAATATGGTGGCTTTTCGGCCGCCTGACCAGTTGGCTTAATTTCAATTCTGTAGTTCAGCGCATACCGTGACTTATCTATGGCTTCTTGCACTCGACCTTTGTACTTGCGGCCGATCGAATAAATCTTGCGACCGTCCCAATCCCGTTTTTCGGGGATTACCTTTTTCAAACTGTCCCACTCTTCTGGGGTTAATAATTCCTTAAGGTGGGCAGTCATACTGTCCTCACGGTAAACCCAGTTGCTTTGCTTTTTCTGGATATTGAAGCCTTCGCAAGCCAACGCTTCATCTTCCCCCATTCGCCTTTCGAGTTCCCTAGCTAAAGAAGCTTGTTTGTCCCTTAAGGCTATGATGTCCTCGTTCATTCTTTCCCAAGCCCTTGCAATCTGCTCGGTAGTTTTTTCCTGTAAATTCACAGAAACCTCCTATACTTTGTTTGTTAAACATATTCGTTGTTTAGTATCTCTTTCTCTTTCAATAAAGCTTTAGTTCTTTATTCTTTCTATATATAGATATAGATATATATATATAAGACTATCTATATCTTTCTCTTTTCATAATTAAGATCTCCTGGCACTGAAACCCATTTTGTGCTTCGTCTGAATTTGTAGTTTATTTGTTTGCCTTCGAACCATATTTGAAGCTTTCTCCAGATTTGTCCGTTCCTAACTGTAAACTCGAAGGGATTTGTTTGACCGTGTTCGGCGGCGACCCACTGCAAACTTGTCATTGCTTTTTTTATCACAGGTGGCGCAAATACTATAATCTCGCTTGGTGGGTATGAGTACCATTCCCCTGTGAGCTTGTCCTCCACGTATGCAAAATTAAAGTAGCAACCGTTTCCATAAGCGCTTTCGATCTTGGGGTCAAGAAACCTCTCAGGTAACCCATGAGATGTGTCGCCGACCTTCTGATACCTCCTAGGCAGTTGCCCAGTCTTTTTATATTTCATTCCGAACGTATGCTCTATGAAAAGTATGCGGTCATTAAACTCCGAAATATATGCGTCGGTCATTTTTTCCTCCATAACCATAAGATTAATGTTGATGTGGAAACTGTTAAAATCCAGTAGCCAAGTTTCATTTGTAGTTCTTTTTTTTCTGATTTATTCATTACTTGCCCCATATTCTTGCGACCAATATGCGCAACGCCGTAGCAGATTGTAAAGGTACAACTCCGTTTCCGAGGATTCTAAGTCTATTAACTCGGTCGAGCTGATTTGCCACCCCATCAACCATTCCACGAACTTTGGATTCAAACGCAGATTTCTCCAACGCTGGAGCGAGGTCTGGTCGTTCTTTAATGATTCGGTGCCAGGTGAGCTTTTCGCTTGGTCTTGGTGGGAATGCTGATTTGCTACTGACATTTCCGAGGTTTCCCCTTTCGTGTCCTTCTCCTGGTTCGGCGTCCCCATTAAACTGGCTTGCGTCCCTAAGCTTAGACTGTTTCTTTTTTCCATGTTGGTTTCGGGAAAGTTCATATTGTTCATTGTTGAGGGCGTCGCCCAAGTCATCATGTTGTCCATCACTTTCCGACTCAAAGGTTCTAGTCCCTTGCTCCCCTGTGTTTCGCCGCCTAGCCTGAACTGACTGGAGGCGTTCGGCGTCCTCCATTCGTTCGGGTTGACCCATTCCTTCTCCTCCGTCGTCGTCATTTCTTTGTCGAATTTTACCTCCTTCGTCAGGGTTTCCAATGCCGATTTGATTATCTCCCATTGTGTCAATGTCGGATAACTGAAGTAATCTTTTTCTTTCCTGAACCAATGCTCTACGGTTGTCTTTGGCAGTTCCGTCTGGTTCGATAATTCTGCCACTGTCGTCGTAGAGCGAAGCCAAGTTGTGAAATCCTTGTGGCTTGGAAGGTTTGGTCTGCTTATTATCGGTTCGTCCGTCAAGTCTGCCAAACCCGGGTTCTGCCGTAGCTCCTCCAGCATTACTTTGTCCGATAGGGTCATCTGTACCCGTGCGCCTGACGACCTCATGATTTTCCCTTTGTGAATTTTGCTCGCTTTGTTTTGTGGGTTGTCGTTCTCGGTGTGTGTTGGTGTCGTCCATAGTCTGTCCTCCTCTAACTGTCTGACTTGTTCCACACTGTGATCCCTGAGCTTTGGTTTCAATGGATCGTTCCTCATAGATTTTAGGCCGCCCTCGCCGTCCGACCCAATAGGGGTCAGCCATACTTGGTCTAGTCCCTTCTTGGTATGCGAGGATAAAGACCCTTTTGCGTTGGTGTGACGCACCGACGTCGGACGCTTTGAAAGTTGTCCATTCTGCATTGAACCCGATGGTGGAAAGGTCGCCGAGTATTCGTCCAATTCCTTCGTGAACAAGGACGCCTGAAACGTTTTCCAAGAAGATGTTTCTTGGTCGTACCTCGCAAACAATTCGCCAGATGTCGTCCCAGAGCCACCTTTCGTCTTGGTCTGTTCGCATTTGTCCAGCGACGCTAAAGGGTTGGCATGGGAATCCTCCAATGATCCAATCCACTTTGTTATGAAATGGTTTGCCGTCGAAGGTGTTGGAATCAGTGAACAAAGGTGCTTCGTCCAACCTCCCTTGTCGCATTGAACTTTCCAATACCGAGATTGCCGCAAAGTCTCTTTCAACGTAACAGACCGTGCGAGTTGGTCTGCCAATTCCGATGGCGACTCCAATATCCAATCCACCACCTCCACTGTAGAGGCTAAGGATTGTCTGAGGTTTTTCGGTATTATTACCCACATTATGCTCCTTCTTTTCCACCACAGTTAGGGCAATAATTTACGCAACCATGCTTGTTTAATTGCTCTAAAACTTTTTCAACCAGTCTAATATCAAGTTCCGAACTGTCCTTCATATCCTCTAAACTTTCCGTTAATAGCTCCATTAGCAACTTTATTCTTTCAAACTCTATTGGTATTTGTTTTTCCAATTTTTTCTCCTTTTCTATATTTACCGAAACATTCGGTGCAATAGATCGCTTTGTTTCCATAATGTTTATCCCACCCATGGAATAAAACTGAACAACCTTGGCACTCATAGAACCTCTTAGGCTTTTGCCATTCCTCGCCGTAGTAGTTCTTTAATATCTTTGCCACCATTGTTCGGCTTATACCATGGTCGCTCCCTATATCTGAGAGCGACCTGTTTGGTGTAGATGTATAGGCTTCAATTATTTTTTTGTTTCGTCTTTTTTTGTATCCGAGTTTTCCAAGTTCTCCTCTTTCTCCTCGTCTACTTTTTCTTTTGCTGGCGGTCCCCATTGTAAAACCTGCCTTTCTATAGCTTCTGGGATTTCAATTTCAGGAGATGTGCCATTCCATAAGTTAGCAATCATCCACCTGAAAAGTTTTCTGTCTTGGACATTTGATTGGTCAGACGACACAAAGGTCGCCATATTTTCAATAGCAGACTGCCTCCCAAGTTTTAAGTCTTTGTCTTGGTAATATCCTAAAGGCAAAATCCAGGGACTCGGTATGGCGTCATCTTTTCCGATAGCGCCTGACGGTTTCTCATCATTCGTCGTCGGATTATTGACGACTACAGCACTGCTCTCCTGGCCGTTCCCGTTTGAAAAGGGTACGCTAGGTGGCGGCGAACCCGGGTTTGGGGTTCGTGGTGGCGACGCTCCCTTTGGGGTTGGCTGACTTAAAATGTTCATTTCCAGAATTGCCCAATCAGTCTTTTGGTTTTGGGCCGCCTTCGACCCAAGTGTTACTTGCGCCTCGGTTCTATTTTGCACGAGTCCAGCGTTGTCGGTTAAAACTGACCAGTACCTCGTAGGCTTGGCGAAATTGTACATATCGCCGTCAATCTGCCATGAGTTCTCGGCATAATTGTTTTGCCATTTAAAACGCACGTGGACGCTTTGGTATTGCGTGTAACCGTCTGAGCGAGGTTGCGTTGCCTTATCGTCAATTAATAGCTCAAAAGGCGTTGGTGGTGGGTATTTTTCCAAACTGAATAAAAACTTTTTTGTATAGTCGGTTTCATAGACATGCTCACCATGTGACTTTACGAGTTTTTCAATTTCTTGCTTGTAGTATGATTGTGGCAGTCTTGCCACGATTTGAGTAATGCTTTCTTGCATTGTATCTCCTAAACTTAATTTTTTATTTCTGATTCCAAGTAGTTGGTTGGCGTTTTAACACGTGACCCACAATATCGTCGATTGTTAAGTCCCTAGACGTTTCAATGATTCTAAAGCGTGAAACACACCGTTCCCATTCAAAGTCTGTTATATGACCATTGAGGACTTGTTCTGCTTCTATCTTTAACTTGGCTAGCAGTTCGTTATCTAAGTTCCCAATATTATAATCCATGGCTCTCCTTTCCTTAGCTTTGTAAGTAGTCGTAGACGCCGTACGATATTTTAATAATACAACAATATATGGTTTGGTGGTTTCTGGCAACGATTAAGTGGCGTTGCCTATGGAATAAAAAAAACCCCCCGACCGAAGCCGAGGGGTCTTTTCTTTGTGTGTGTGTTAGTTTTTATGCGTTAAGGGTCTTTGCCACATATTCGTCATAACCAACCAATTCACAGAATGGAAACTCACGCTTGAAAACATCAAGCAAGTTTATGTAATCGCCACTTTGCATTTCTTTGGTTATTGCCTTTGCGTCTTTGCCTAATTGCTTTGCAAAACTTGAAGCGTTTGCAATTAAAACCCAAGCGTTACCGTCCTGTCCCATTATGTCTATACTTCTACTGTATCTGCTCATTTTACCTCCTTTCTTATGCTAATTTTTTTATTAATTAAAATGTCACACCTTAAGCATTCAAACTTGTGAATGTATAGTTTGAAATCAATTACCACGCCAAGCATATTTACGGTGTTGTGACAATTAGGGCAGACTGCCTTAATGTCTAAATATTCGTGGGTTCTACTTTCCATAGTTTTTCCTCTTCCAAGCCAAGGGTGTATGCACCCTCCCGTTGCTTGTTTTATATGACCCAAGCAATGCGTCTGTCAGCGACTTGTTTGGCAAATTCCAGTGGTGGTAGCCACTAAGGATTGTTTCATAGTAGCCAACGCTTGGTGGTTCTGTTCCGTCGTAGTCCGAGGTCATGGTGTAAAACATGAACCTTTCCTCGATACCGTCAAGAACGAACTTGCCGAACGCCTTTTTGTAAAGCGAAGGGTAGCCTTCGTAGACGTCTAATCTGTCCTCGTCACTTTCTGTAATTTTGTATATTGACCCTTGCACCACTTGACCCTTAGATTCCGTAACGTCGGCGACGCCCCTAAATACAAGCGCCCAATCGTGTAATGTAAACGCACCGATTGGCTTACTGTCCTTGCACCTATCTGCCATTTGTTGAATGTGTAGGTTGCTCCCATATGCAAAGTAGAATGGGGTGGTATGAAAGTCGGCGTCCCTGTTTTTTTTGTAGTCGTCGAAATTGAAATGCTGAATACTCATTATTCCTCGCTTTCTGAATTGTTTATGTTTATTGATGTGTCAAAGCCAATCCGTCTGGTGCTATCAGAAGGGGTGGTTCTGTCCTGTGTTTTTAGTGTTATGTCTTTCACTTTGTGTGGGACATATTCTGTGGCGTCTGATTTGTAAACCTTAGTTTTCCTATCGTCCTTTATGTGGATTGCCACAGTTCCACGTTTTAGGCTAATGGCGACGTGGTCGTTAAAGTCTACGGCGTCCCTTATGGAACTAACCTTAACGAAACACTCGTCCCCGATTTTTATAACTTGCGCTTTTTCAATGTTGATTTTCATTAGTTGACCCTTTCGTCATGCTTTTCTATAAGTTGTAGAATCTGTGTAGCCATTATTCTGATTTGGCTAAATTCTGTGGGTTGTGGTCTTTCAACCGTGATGTTGCAACTGTCACAGTTCAATTGGTACATGTAACTGCTTGCTCGCTTACCGTCGGTGTAAGTCGACCCCTTTGCCGTGGCGTTCTTTTTACACCACGGACACCAAATGTTGAATAGAACCTCGCTTATTTTTTTCATTAGTCTGCTCTCCTATTCTGTGCGTATCGTTGTCGGCGTCTAGCGTTTCGCCTCGCCCTAGCGTCGTTCTGTTCTAGTTCCTTTTTTCTGCCCTTTGCCCAATCCTGTACCTTTTTGTCGGCGTCAAGCCATGCAGTCAATCTTCTGAAATTCCCCTTGGCTTCACAGTTCCTGTCGCTTGTTGGTTTTTTGAAAGCGACTTGCGTTCGACTCATTCTGTACATGTAGTCGAGGAACGTTAACCACCCGACTGCTTTCTCCTTATTCAATGTTCCCCCGAACTGTCTAACTTCTATGGTCTTGTGACTGTTGTGGTGTAGGCTTGAAAGGTTCAACTTTAGGTATCGTGTATTAGACACGTATGAAAGTTGATTCAACGCTTCCCGTCTAGTCAATCCCCGAAGGTCGATGTTTTCCAAAACTTCCATTGCTTGCTTTACCAATTCGGCGCTTGTGCTTGCGTCCCTAGTAGAAGTCCCAGCGTAGTTCCTAACATTCGAACTGCAGTAACCGTTCTTGCTTAACCTTCGGCTTGGTGGCACTAATAAATCAATGGCACTCTCTGACCTTAGATAGTTAAGGGCAAACTTTCTTATGTTTTCCACAGGGACGCCTTCTGTTCCGAGGTGTATGTGTGTCCCACACTGCTTGGTAACTTTGAGGATATTTTCCTCTTGCATTACTTCGGCTATTTCATAAACCCTTTGGAATTTTTCTAAGCCTTGCATACCCGATAAAATCGGCGACACAATTTCGACACTTTCCATGTATCGACCACTGCCCCATACCGAAGCGTCGCTGACAATTTTCCATGGCGCCTCGTTTCCGTCGTGGTTTCTGTGGTTGTAACCTTCACTGGCGATGTTCAAAGTTTCGTTGAACCTTTCGTAGTATTTAAGTTTTAGAAGGTCTGCAGTTTCCTGTCTGGACACTGCTGATAGACACTCGATCTCAACTCCGAATGTGTAACTGAATGGGTCGATCTGAGAAAGTTTCTTAATTCTTTGCTCTAATCTTTCCTGTTTTTCGTTTCGTCTTGGCACTTTTTCTCCTTTACT